CGGCATTTACATTAGTTTACTCTGGTGACAGTACAGTTGGTTGGCAGTTTAAAACAAGAGATCAATCTTTATTTGATGGTCAAGACATTGTTTTAGATGCTGATGGTGCAGACATTATCTTAAAAGATGGTGGTACTGAGTTTGGTCGTTTTACCAATAGCTCAACTGACTTTGTTATGCAAAGTGCGACAAGTGACAAAGATATAATTTTTAAAGGCAATGATGGCGGTTCAGTAATTACTGCTTTGACATTAGATATGTCAGCAGCAGGTGCGGCTACTTTTAATAATGATGTTACAGCTTTTTCTGACGAAAGATTAAAAGACGACATTGAAACTATAAAAAATGGTTTAGACAGAGTTAAAGAAATGCGAGGTGTTACATTTACCAGAGATGGTAGAGAAGGCACAGGTGTTATAGCTCAAGAAATACAAAAAGTTATGCCACAAGTTGTGCATGACAAAGGTGAATATATGTCGGTAGCCTATGGTAATTTAGTTGGTGTGCTTATAGAAGCGATCAAAGAACTAGAAAAGAAAGTGGAGAAGCTAGAAAATGGCAGTTAAAGATAGCGGTTCATCATTAGCAATATCAGAAATCGTAGCAGAGTTTGGAGATTCTGCTGGTGGATCTGATTCTTTATCAGAATATTATGCTGGTGGCGATAATGTACCATCTGGTACAACTGGGGAATCTGGTAGTATACCCTCAAGTGGCACTATCTCTATGTCACAGTTTTATGGTAGCACTAACCGTGTATCTATTGCACTTACTATTTCAAGTACAACGCAGAACTACAACATTTATTCAAACAAAGGCGGTACATATTCTGCAGGTAATTCAGATATAACTTTAACTGTACAAGCTATTGTAGGTTCGTCAAGCACAGGTGGATATGGTATTGATACAGGAAGTCAATGGGCATCTGGTGATACCGTTAAAATTATAAATAATAATCAAATTGTTGGTGCTGGTGGTGAAGGTGGTAATGGTGGTAATGCTGATGCTGCACATGCTGGACAAGCTGGTGCATCTGCGGGTGCTGCTATTAATTTAGGATTTAACACTACAATCCAAAACAACGGAGGATTTATCCGTGGCGGCGGCGGTGGCGGCGGTGGCGGCGGCGGTGGTCGTGGAATTTACACAGCTGATAAAAACCAAACACAAACTATTGCTAGTGCTGGTGGCGGCGGCGGTGGTGGAGCTGGTCAAACTGGCGGTCCTGGCGGAAGTAAAGGTATGAATACATCACAATCACAGAATTTAGCCAACGGTCAAGCTGGTAGTGTAAGTGCTGCAGGTGCTGGTGGTACTGGTGCAACTCCAAACCAAGGTGACTCACGAGGAGAAGGCGGTAACGGTGGTGCAGGTGGTGGCTTTGGTTCTGGTGGACAAGCTGGACAAGCACATTTACAAGGTCAGAACGGTGGACAATCAGGTGCTGGTGGAGCTGGTGGTGCAGCGGGTAAAGCTATTAATTTAAATGGTAATCAAGTAACATACGAAGATGGAAGTGGAAATGTCCAAGGAGCAGTATCATAATGAGTAACCCAGTTTTATATAGAGCATGGATTCAAAACAAAAAAGTTGTACATCGTACTTATTGGGCAGGAAACGAGGATGATGAAGTTAAAAAAATTAAAGCTGAAATAGCAAAAAAATTTCCTGGTGAAACATGGCCACACGAACCTAATGTGTGGGGTGTAAAAATGGGAGCAAATAAGTACAGTCTACATGGTTGTAGTTGTGCTCCTGATTATAAAGATAGTAGTAAAATACAAAACAGTATTTTGTTAAACCATGACTTTATTAAATATTTTTATGACCTAGATACTACAACAAAAACGATGGAAGTAGTTTATAAGAAAGGAGCTGTTATGCCTGTAGTAACAGTCCCTAGCAATCTTACCGTAGAATATGTAACTGATATGTGTAATGCTTCTTTTCAAATGCAGGCTACACAAGCTATATATGTTACTGGCACGAATGATAATGTTTGGGCTTGGGCTGAATCATTAAAATCAGATATAGTCATGCCGATTTCAAAAAGTAAAAAATTAGCACATGCAGACGATATGTACAAATTTCAATTTAATAATGCAAAAGAACTAACAGAAGTTGTTTTAGTTGCCCATCTTGAAAGATATATGGTATATGGAGAAGGCACTAATTTGTATGAAGAATATACAGCTGATTACGCAGACGAGCTTACTAACCTAGCTGATACTGAAATTGTAGTTCCAAAATTTGATAATCATGGTAATCGTATAGCTCAAAATGTAAGTAAAGAAGATATAGGGGAATATGTAAAAGTTCCTAAATCAGATGGTTCTGGTGGCTATGATATTGTAAAATTAAAAGACTTGTAGGAGGTGTTATGGCTAATGGAGTTGAATGGGGTATAGGGCCATCTCATGTAGTTACAAGAACTAATCATATAACATTATTAAGATGGGGATTTTGGTCGCCATACTTTGCTTTCTTTTTTTCTAAAATATTGCCAGTTGAACAAGTCATGCACGATCATGAGGGAAACTTTATTGCTTTTCTTTTGTGGGGCAGATATACAGAGTATGTTAGAGTTCCCGGACAAAAAGAGCTAGAAGTAAATAAATACCGTTGGATTAATATTGTTAAGTGGGATACATTACATTTAATAAAATGTGAGAAACCTGTGTATACCATACAGTTTATGGGTAGAAAAATGCACGAAGTTGTTGTTGAATATAAAGGTAGATTAATTCCTTTTAAAAGACTATGCAAACGAGATGGTAGGTATAGAAGCAAAAAATGAGTGCAATTATAAAAACAATTAAACAAGATTGGGATATTAAAATATATAATCAAAGAAAAGAATGTCCTTATTTGGTTATAGATAATTGGTATACTCAAGATGAATTGTCTGCTGTGTGGCATGAATTAAACATGTATCTTACTCAACCTATAAAAGAAAAAGCAGACGCTGAAGGAAGTCCTGTTGCAAAAGAAGATGGAGTTGCAAAATCTAATGCATTTCGTTTTCACGTTTGGGATTATTATACACAAAAAGGTAGGGATATATCTCCTATATTACGTAATATGTATAAACAAAGAACTAAAGAGTTTCACGATATAGTTTTAGAAACTATGCCTTTACATCATAATAATTTTATTAACACTAATACTGATGCTAGCTTTATTGGTTATTATGACAAAGACCAATATTATAAACCACACCATGATAGCGTTCAGTTTACTTGTTTAATATGGATGTATAAAGAACCTAAGAAATTTTTTGGGGGTAACACTAGACTTGTACCTATTGATGCAACTATTGAATGTATACCCAATCGCATGTTGTTTTTTCCTAGCTATATACAACATGAAGTTACTTCTTTAAAAGCAAGTAAAAATATTCCATTTGGCTATGGTAGATTTGGTATTACGCATTTTTATAATTGGAGTTCTTCTAACTCATAAAAGGTGCATTTACTATACTGTTGATATAAAATAGGGTATTATTAATATCGGAGTGTATTATGATTGGATTAATTGTAAATGGCTTAAGTAAAGCGGTTGGAGGATACTTTGAACATAAAGGCAAAGAATCAATCGCAAAGTCTGAATTAAAAATAGCCGAGATAGAAGCTAAAACAGCGGTAAAAAAGAAAGTTGCAGAAGGTAAGGTTGAATGGGAAACCGCTATGGCAAAGGCTTCTGACGATTCCTGGAAGGATGAAGCATGGACGCTGACTTTCATTGCTATAATAATTTTTAGCTTCATTCCATACTTTCAACCATTTGTTGCTGAAGGTATACAATTCTTAGCTACATTTCCAGAATGGCTACAATGGTCTATAATGGCAAGCATCGGAGCATCTTTTGGGCTTAAATCAATAGGGAAATTTACTAAGTAATGTTTAAATTATCAAAAAAATCATTAGGTAAATTAAGCGAAGTAAACCCTGATTTACAGAAATTAGTTAAGAATGCTATAGGTTTATCAACCATAGACTTTGGTATATCAGAAGGAATGCGAACCAAAGAAAGACAACAAATATTATATAACACAGGTAAAAGTCAAACTATGAACTCAAGACATCTTACAGGTCATGCTGTAGATGTATATGCATGGAAAGATGGTGCAGTATCTTGGGAGTTTGAAGATTATGAAACAATTAATGTTGCTTTTAATCAAGCAGCAAAACTTACCAACATTCCGTATGTATGGGGCGGTTCGTGGAAAACATTTAAAGATGGACCTCATTTTGAATTAAAACGAGAAAAGTAATATGGCATTAAAAAAGCTTATATTTCAACCAGGAATAAACAGAGATAGAAGTAACTACTCTTCTGATGGCGGATGGTATAACTGCGATAAAATAAGATTTAGACAAGGATACCCTGAAAAAATAGGTGGTTGGACTCCAATCAATATAACTCCTTTTGTAGGCGATTCTAGTAGTATTATACAATATGGCACAACTGATGGTAATGAGATAATTAGTATTGCTACTAATGAAAAAAATTATATTCTTAAAGGAACTACTCTTACTGATATAACTCCTCTAAGAATTACTTACACATCAGCTACTAGCCCATCAACAGATAACTGTTTTAAAACTACTGATGAGTCAACTACGGTGGTAGTCACGATAACAGGTCATGGTGCTTCAAGCGGTGATTACGTAACCTTTAGTGGTTCCGCTGCAGTTGGTGGAGTAACAGCTGCTAACTTAAATACAGAGTTTAAAATAGCTAATGTTACAAGTAATACATTTGAGATTACTGTAGCTGCTGCCGCTAC